TCCACCTTTATGTGAAGCATCTTTTCCATCACCATTACCATAAGTACCTTTTTGTCTATTATACTTATTTAGTTCTGCTCTATACTTCTTTGATTTCTTCGATGATTGAAATTTCTTATACTCATCTTTATAATCTCTTTCAGCTTTCTCATCGATTGCTTTTATATCTTCGGGTGTTCCATCTAACTTGGAATCTTTATCTGCTATATAAGATAAGGTAAGTTTAGATGCGTATTCTTTTAAATCAAATGAAAATGCAAGTGCTGCTCTGAATTGTTCTAACTCATCATCATTGAATTTTTTGAATGTAGTAGAACGAAGTTTAGCAATTAACTTAGATGCTTCCTTATATCCTTTAGAATTGAAATCAGTTTTAGTTCTTTCCTTGAGTGGTCTCATTCCACCTGCTTTTCTAACTTTGTTGAGTTGTCTAATTATCTCTTTTTGTTTTGGAGAACCAGGCATTGCTCTCATTGCCTTATTAAGAAGTTTTAAGTGTTCTATTTTATCGAACCCTTCATTAGTATTCTTCCAATCCTTATAGTTCTTTTCTGATTTATCTTTACCACTCTCTTCTATCTCATCTTCTATATCAGGTTGACCTGTATTATTTTTTACAAAGTTAGTATCATCATAATTTCTTTTTTTACCACGAAGTTTTGTGTGATAATCAGATGTTCTTCCTTGCAACCAATTTGCTGGAAAGTTTTCATGTACACCTTCATAGATAGATTTAAGATATTTAATGAATTCTTTATCATTACTCATCTTCTTAAACTCTTTATCCTTGAATACGTTCTTTACGAAATCTCTAACATTTTTTGAATCTTGTCTAATTTGGTCTATTACTGAGAACATACCCTCATCCATGGGCATATCCTTATTATAATCTACATTATCATATCCATCAAAATCTCTTAATCCACCTTTTCTCTTAGAAGTATAATCATCACCACCCATAGTGTTAGTACCCATCTTTGATGCGTACTCTTTAAGTTTGTTTAGGATTTGTTTTTTGATTCTTGACATAGATGGGTTTCCTTTAGTATATAAATATAAAGATTTTTAGATTAATTAATCTTTCCACCTCTCGAACCTTTACTAACAGATACACCTCCTCCACTTCTACCAGTATTGTTACTTCTTGTAGGTGGTGGTGAATACGTTCTTGTTGGTGCAGTTCTTGTTGGAGTTTGTCTTACACTATTAGAATTTCTTCTGATAATGATGTTATTATTACTTCTATTATTGTTCTCTACTCTATTGTAGTTTCTAATTCTAGGAGTAGGAGTGTTGTTTGGATTCTGATATGTTCTTACTTTAATACCATTGCCTTCCATCTTATCAATAAATCTACCAAGAACGTTTCTTTTAGGTCTTTCGATTACCACATCTATATCATCTGGTGTTGGTATTCTTCTACCTTGATTAACTCTAACTCTTGGAGTTATTTTGTTAACATCGTTTCTTAGATTTAGCACTACATTATTAGTAGAACCTCTTCTACCTTTAACATATACTCTGTTGTTAGCAATTTGATTTCTTCTATTTCTTTCAATCCAATAGTTGTTATCGATTCTATTATTCCATCTCCAATCATTCCATCCATATCCATAATTTCCTCTACCCCAATATGGATAGTTCCAACTTCCCCAATTGTTTAAACCAAAGATACCACGATTGAACCCATATCCATAAGTAAATCCATAGTTAAATGACCAATTAGACCAGAATAAGTTTCTGTTCCAATAGATATCAAATGGTGTGTAAGGACTTCTCCATCCTCCTAATTGATTGAAGTTTCTGTAATACCAACTAAGTGGTTGGTTTTGTGCAAAGGTTGAAAAGTTCCATCTGAACTCATCATCCAATTGTAGTTTTTTTTGAAATTGGAACTCGTTTTCAATCACATCCACTCTAATGCTATCACCACTTTGGGTTACCCCATATATTGGGTCATTAGAATAATAACTTGATAATTGATAGGTTGTACCACATGAAGTAAGTAGTAAAACCCATAAAATGAATAGTAGGTGTCTCATAAATATAAATATAGGAAGTCAATAATTATTCCAAAATTGGAGATAAATGATATTTTAAACTATCTGCAATAATTTGATGACCGTGTTCTGAATAATGGTAATCTTTTATCTCTGGCCATTGGTTTGATATCAAAATATTTTGTTTGCCTGGCATCTTATATGGGTCTGAACTGATAGGTAGTTTATCATTATATATTTTAAAATCAGATAATGATTTGAATGTATTAGAATCAAAATCTATTGTAAGTAATTTCTCTGGATACTTTTGTTCTATATAACTTGCATATTCAAGTTCTTCACATAAAAATCTGACTGGTATTTCTTTATTATATGAAGATGATGGAATAGTCATTTCATTTTCAGTTGAATCATATTTGTTATATCCCTTCGGTCTTGTACACAAATCTACAATCTTTTCAATTTGAAATTCTCTAATCATAAACATTGCACCCATTTCATCTACATTATATTTGTTCTGATAATATTTTACTAAACTAGGATTATCAATGTCTCTACTCCAATAAGTAAATTGTACTACTACAAGTTCAATACTTTCAAATAACATTTGATGATTAATATTTTCAAGAATATTAATTATATTACGATTTGAACCACCATTACCATATCTTATACAATATGGTTTATTAAAGTGTTTAGAAATTATAGCAGGAAAATGATGTTTTCTCCTATGAACATCATCATTATATGAAATTATATTTTCGTGAAAAGTAAATGGAGGAAGTTTTTTATTAATATCATCAAATGACATACCTTTTTCTAACCATCTTGAGTAATATAATCCTTGTCCCCAAGTAAAGGAATCTCCTAAAAATAATATCATATTAGTGTTTTATATGTTGGACCCTCCAACGAACATCTTTACCCCTTAACATTTTCTTAGTGGCATCTACGTTCTTTTTGGAATCATCGGCGAAGTAAACATCTTCATAACCTTCATTATCAATCTTATCTTCAATCCAATCTGCTTTATCTTTTGGATTGTTAGATGCCAATGCGGTTACATATATTTTACTCATATTGATACCGATATCTTTTAGATATTGTCTAATTGGTTTGTATGCTGCTCTGGCAGTTAGGATATGAACTCCATCACCACCACTACTACTAACGATTCTTCTTAGAACCTTAGTTATCTTTTTAATTTCGTTTGGGTCTTGTACCTTAGAGAAATCTGAGAAATCAAATTCATCTCCTGGTTTCTCATTATAAACTGCATACTGACCTGGTGTAAGTTTTCTTTTTTTACCATTATTGGTAATATAAATAAAAGAAGTTGTTTTTACAAGCGTGTCATCAAAGTCAAATACTCTGAGTTTTTTTGATTCTGTGAATAAACTTCTTGCTATCATATCTTTTAATTTAATCATCCTAACATACTAATATACGAAAAATAAATGAGAAATCCAAATAAAAAGTGAATTATTTTACTGTTCTAAATGTGAAGATAAGTAACCTGCAATTCTACCAGCTTTAATCTGAAGATTTTCCCACTCTGATTTGGTTATTTTCTTTTTTCTATTTACATAATCAATACCAAGTGAACCGATAAATTTTTCATCAAGTGTGAATAAGGGAATTACATAAGATGCTTTTGTTCCTACTGATTCTGCTGCTCCTTTTAATCCATAGGTAGCAATTTTTGGGTCATTATAATCTGATATGAAGATACCTTTTTTTTCACCATGTAACATATGGTCAAATGCTTTTGGGTATAATGAACAAGGGATATTATTAAATACATGAGATACTGATGAAACTCCTTTTTTTGCAACTTCATAAAAGATTGAGAACTTTTGTATTGATTTGCCTGTGGGGTAAAAGTTACCACCATTATGGAATTGTGAAATCCATGCTCTATCTGAATTGAACTCTTCTCTTATATCTTCGAGTTCATCTTCGATAACCATTGTATTAGAAATAGTATCCTTTACAACATCTTTTTTCTTTAATTTTTCTTTCTGCAAATGTCTACTGATAAGTAGATACATTATCGGTCCCACTACACCAGTGAGGAATGCTCCAAGTAATTCCATGATATGATTATGATTTGTTAGTATCTGTTCCATCTTTATCGTATTCATCTAAATCTTCCATGTAATCAGCAACATTTTTAAGATAATCAGCAGCTAAGGTCATTTTTTCTTGAACCCAACCATCTAAATCTTCAATATTACGTTTTTTGATATTATCATATATAATTTTAGCGGAACGAACTGATGATTTTAGGGATGATAATCCCATACCAACTTCATGGTCATCTTCTTTAATTTGTTGTGGTGTTTTAAAAGGAGGCATATCCTTAAAGGTTACCACTTGACCAGGTTGAATATTGAATTTTTCAGATAATATGTCTTTTAGTTTAATCACTACTTTAACTTACCTCTTTTAGCATCTCTCTTTAATTCTTCAAGAGCATTGATTTGGTCTTGTATTGCCTGTTCCAAACTTACACTTCTGTATTTAGCTTGTTTTCTAACAGCCAACATTGCAATTCTTTTTTCTTCAGTAGATGGTCCTTCGTTTATAGATTCCTCAATAGATTCACCTTTATACTCTGCGTTTTTGTACATACCACTTACTTTCATATCAAGTTCTTTTGCAAGAGCTTCTTTTTCTTTACCAAGTTTCTTAAGTAATTTGATAAACGGTTCTTTTTTATCTGTATGTTTATTCTTTTTGTAAAACTCTAATGCTTTGGAAATTGCATCAAGATTCTTTTGTTGTAGTTTTGAGATAGCATTTATACTTCTCTCTCTAAGAACTTGTGTTACTGTTTCTTTTAAATCTCGTAATGTCATATGTTATTCCTTATTCTATACTATATAAATATAAAAGTATTTGTGTATAAGTATTAAATCTTGTGTTTTATGTGTTGGTATATAGCAGTACCAATATCTTCACCCAATCTTGAATCAGATGGGAAATGTGCTCTTCCTATATTTCTACTATATGATATTCTTTTACCTGCTTCTAAAAAAGCATCTGTATTGATTGGTAATTTTGTTTGTAATACTTTTCCTACCAAGATACCTTGTGTAGAATGACCAGAAGGGTAAGAAGGGGTTTTCATACTTTCAAGTACGTGCTCACCCAATTTCATATTATAGTGTGATGCTAATTGAAATGGTCTTGGTCTATTATGGTGATATTTTAAATCTAAAATTATACCTGCTGCTGAATTGATTAGATTTTCTACTAACTCTTTTGGGTATTCTACGTTGTTTTCTTTACAAACTTGTTCGAATACTTTTTCGATATCATCGTTTTCTTCAACATATTTATCATCTTCTGGTAAATCTTTCAGAAATTGTAGTTCATTATAAACTATCATTGAAGTATTTTTTGGAGGAGATTTTACTTTGTATTTAGAGTAATTAAAATCTTTGAATAAACCATCTTTAATGGATTCAATCTTTTTCGCATGTTTTTTCTTAACACCATCTTTGGTGTAAACAGAATCTTTAATACTTCCGAGATTTTCTTCTGTGAATATAAACATACAACTATAAATATATTCTTTTGATATATTACTAAATTTTTCCTCGTTTTACTAACTCTTTACGAATCATTTCTTTCTTTTTTTTGTAAGAAGATGATTCATACATTTTTAGTAATTCTTCAGTAGAGGTTGATGAAGGAGTATAGTGCTTCATCATGAATTTATTAGTCATCTTATTATTGACTTTAATATATTCTTTTGTACTAGGTTTTAATTTTTGAGACATATAACTGTATAGATTTATTTAAACGATATACACATATATATTACTCTACGATTATAAACGTTGATTTTATAACCGTATCACTTAATATTAATTGAAGTTCTAACTTTTTCTTGGGTAATACTTTGATGTAAAGAGTTTTATCATTCATTCCAATACCATTTTTTGGTAGAAAGGTTTCTTTAGATAATATAGAATTAGTTTCTAAATCTTTTATAGCAAGAGTATGTTCTCCATCTGATTCTATATTGAAGAATATCGTTTGATTATCAACTACTGAACTTTGAGTTACAGCAAAGATTCTATCTTCCCTTGGGATAGAAACACCACCCTCATCTATGAAATCTTTTTCACAAGCTAAGAACAAAAAGAATAGCCAAAAATAATATCGTTTTTGAAATTTATAACTCATTTTACAATTACCCCTATTTGTGTTCCATCCTTTTTAACTAACTCTACCTTTAATACAGAAACTAAACCTAAGAATGAAGTCAAGTTATTTTCTTCCTTAAAGTATATTTTATATTCAGTACCACCATTTAGGTTCTGAGAACCATCAGTAGATATTGAACCCAATTTTACATAAGAAGTTCTTTTTGCTGAGAAGGATTGTAAATCAGAATCACTTTCTAATCTATCAAAGATTACTCTACTATTATCATATCCTACTCTAAATTCAGAACCAGTTATGTTTTTTGTATTTTCTGGTACTTTTATAGTTACAACAATTTCTTCACCAATCTTTTCAATATCTAAATCTACTTCAAACTGATTTTGTATGGATTTTGAAGAATTACTTATTGTCATATTATTCCTTGCCATACTTGTAACTTGTACACTTGATGGTAAATGAGAATGAGACATATTAACATCACCCTTCCAATGTACTGCAATACTTTTATCATATTGTTTTGTACCAGTTGCTAATCCAAGTGGGAACATTGTACGAGTTCCACCATAGTTTGTCCAATTTGTTGATGTCATAGATTCATAATCAGTTACCTCTGTTAATGACATTACTGCTGCAAGATAAGATGCATCGAACAAAGTTCCACCATTTAAGAAATCAATCATTATCTGTGTATCCTTAAAATCAAATACTCCATCTCTACTTACATCTGCATTTGCATATTGAACATTGTAATCAAACTCTCCCTTAAATCCACCATTGATTCCACCACCTGCTAATTCGTTAAATGCTAACACAACATCTGCTACTGTGAATACATCATCTACCATCGTTTCTAATTCAGTTGTTGATGGTGAATCAAAAACTACATATTGAGTTTTATATGAGGTTACTTCAGTAAAGTTTAATTCTACTTTTAGTGCATGGTAACCACTAGCACTTCTAATATTTGAAGAATAATTTGATGATGAAAATGGAATTGTACTCCAAGTATAATAATTAAAGTTATTCCAATACTGGTCTGATGTTGTAGTTGCCCAATAATTTGCATAACCTGGTGTTCCAAAATAACTTGATGTTCCATCTGTATCTACTAAATCTAATAGTTCTATATTATTAACATCATCTAAATCTACACCACTTGGAAACTCTCTAACATCTAAACCAATTCGGTATCTGTATTTATTAGTTACCATTGGTGAATATATTACAACCCATTCTACATTTCCTGGTGTTGCTGTAATATTATATTTTCCATTACCGACTAATGTTTCATCTATTTGAGAGTTGATTGTTGCTTCACCATTTGCATCTAATGAGATTGTATTTGAGTTTGAGTTTTTAGCAATTTCAGATGAAGATACTTCGTAATAAGTATTAACAGAAAAACCAGTTTCATCAATGTTTCTAAACTTATAGTTTACATCATATGAAAGGGGTTCAACATAATCATCTGCATCGATACTCCATATAGTATTACCATTAAAAGCATATGCTGCTCCTGCTGCTGTATCTTCTGGTGATTTCCATTTAAGGTATAAGTTAGCTCCTCCTGCTCCTTGTTCATATCTAACTCTAAACTTATATGATACATCTGCTGTTAAATTAGCTATATCAACTGTTCTGGTTCCATTACCCATACCAATACCGGTATTAGTAATTGTTCCATCATCATTTGCATCAAACCAAAAATCACTTCTATCATCTGAGTTTAACTGGAATGAATAAGTACCTGATGTTGGTGGTACAAAATAACCTTCTATTATCCAACCAAAGTTACTATTATCATGTCTTGGTAGAATATTAGACCAAGGCCAAGTAAATGCTTTAGTTGCTGTATCTCTACCTTGATGTGTCCAAGTAGTGGTATTTTTGTTAGCATAATCAAACATAGCATCAAAACCAGCTGAATTGGTTGGATGTGCATCATACTCACTTTGATTATTATTACTAGCATAATCATTAATCTTAAATGATTTATACGTTATTGCATTTTGTCCATCATTTGCAACTGTGTTTACAAATGTAGGGTCTGATTGTTGGCCTAATAATAAGGTTGGTAATAATAGCAATATTGATAATAACTTCTTCATACTAATAATTATAATGGAATTTTAGAACCTATCATAAATGAGTTTATTAAAGGTATGTTTATATCTGTTGATTTGATTGCAGTCCATCCTACATTGAATGAAAATCTATTTGTTACTTGTACTGTAAATGAGTTTGCTATAATTCCCATCCCATGAATTCGAGAACCTCTTAATGCATTCTCTAATTTAACACCAAAAGGATGTTCTTTATAATAAGTTTTTTCTAAACCTACTCCACCTTCGTTACTCATAAATGGAGTCTGTGTCCAAATGATTGCTGGTGAATAAGTTATACGAGTACCTATTTGAAATGATTTAGTTGCAAGTACATTATATGATACCATAAAGTTTTCTTTGATTGGATATGATACAAATGTACTTCCAATTGATAATCCAGCTCCAACTGTTAACCCATTCTCAAAAGGCTTCATTAGAGATTGTGATAACATTAAAGTTGAGTATCCATAGTTATTAGAATATCCAATAGAAGTTGCTTTTATATTTTTTACTTTATAATCTTCAGTCATGTTAACTTTAGAACGAGCACCCATAAAAGTTATTTGTTGTAAGTTATCATAAACCATTACGTTTGCTGAATATGCAACATCACCATAGATTGAACTACGAGATGCTCCTATATTAAGAACTGCGTTGTAGAATCCAAGAGGTGATTGTTGTGATAATACATCTGCCTTTAATTGAATTGGCATAAATTTCTTTTCTTCCTCTTCTTCCTCTTCTTCAGATTCCTCTTCACTTTCTTCTTCAGATTCTTCTTCAGACTCCTCTTCTTCCTCTTCACTTTCTTCTTCGGATTCTTCTTCAGATTCTTCAGATTCCTCTTCGGATTCTTCTTCACTTTCTTCTGATTCTTCTGATTCTTCTGATTCTTCTTCTGAACTTTCTTCTTCACTTGATTCTTCTTCTGAGCTTTCTTCTGATGATTCTTCTTCACTTGATTCATCACTACCTTCATCAGAATCGCTATCGGAATCAGAATCGCTATCGGAATCAGAATCAGAATCAGAATCGCTATCGGAATCTCCACTAGAATCATCATCACCCCCACCATCGGAATCACCATCTCCACCAGAATCATCACTTCCACTATCGGAATCACCACTTGAATCAGAGTCTCCACTTGAATCAGAGTCTCCACTTGAATCAGAGTCTCCACTTCCACTATTATCTACATCTCCACTTCCCGAATCATCCGAACTACCGCCCGATGTTCCTTCTGACGAGTTATCTGACGAGTTGTTCGAGCTTGAATCCGAGCCAGAGTTCGAGTCCGTTCCACCTGACGTATCTCCTCCGCTACTTCCCGAAGAGCCGGAATCCCCTCCACTACTACCACCGGAAGAATTGTTATTATTACTTGAGTTACCATTGCTTGTTCCTCCACTTGAATTATTAGTTGAACTACTACCACTTGTTCCACTTGTACCACTTGTTCCACTTGTTCCACTTGTACCAGTTGTTGTTGTTTGTGTTGTACCAGTTGTTGCTCCTTGAGTTGCATTTGTTGCATTATTTGCTGCATTAGATGCTGCATTAGATGCTTGAGTTGCTTGATTCTGAGCTTGAGTAGCTTGATTTTGTGCGTTTTGAGTTTGTTGAGTTGTTGAAGAACATGGAGATAAGTTTGTCCACCATGCATAGGTTTCTCCTAACCACGAGTGTAATTCACCATTAAGGAATTCTTGGTATGTAAACACTCTAACTCTATTGTAGAAAGATACTACTGCACTACCTGTTGTAAAGTTTGCCGTAACAACTTTTACTTCGTTAGTACATCTATCTACAAATGTTTGTGTAAATACCTGTCCATAAGTGAAACTACTTACGAATAAGAATAAAGATATAAGGAGCTTTTTCAATCATTTCTCCTCTCTTTAGTTTTCAAATATTCTTTTTCGTATCATTCTAGCTACAATTCGAGCTGAAGCGGTTTCCAACGCTTTTCTGGTAGATACTCCAATTGCTGACTGTCTGAACTTTATTTCATCCAAATCTAGCCCCAGCAAACCCTCTTGAGTCTTTACTGTATTTGCAGTACCAAGACCAGAGCCTACAAAGTATGTGCCATTCTCTGCGTTAGTAAACCTAACTTGCAACCCTAAACGAGTTGTTTGTGTTTGTTTAGAACCATCTTTAAGTGATAAAACTTCATCTTCTGAAACAGAGAAATCATATATCTCTATTGTAACGAAATATTCTGCTAACTTAATTTTACCTAATCCATATACTTGATTCTCTGAAACACCTTTTCTTGAAGCAACCCATTGTGATTTCATTCTATCTTTGATTGCAGATTTTTCTTCTACGAATTCAAATCTGTTTGTCCAATCTAAATACTCTATTACGATGTTAGTAAGACCTAAACCTACTCTACCATCTCTTAACTCAGGATACATCTCATATAAATCATCAGATATACCAACGTTGAGTAGAGCTACTGGTATCATATCTCCCCAATAATCCGAAACATCATCTATTGATTTTTTCTTTTCGAATTCAGCAACATATTCTTCAGCCTTAACCTTACCAATCGTTTGTGAAAATGATGTTAGTGTGAATAACATCAAAACTATTGTTGTGATTAATCTCATTTCTTATCCTTCATGTGTTTGGTTAACATAGGGTACATATTATACACTCCATCACTTAACCACTTATCAAATTTAATAAATAATTGTATAATTTTTTTCATATTTGTTTTTAGCCCAAAGTATCAAAAATGCCAAATGTAGCATTTTGGATATCAGCTTCTCCAGATACAATACCCCAAACGAGTCCTGCAATACCTAATACAACCATTATCAATAATGTTGCAATCCATACTTTTAGTATGATATCCATCCATTTGTAATCTGATACTGGTTCCATAAAAATAGCCTTTAAAGTTTCCATAATCTCTCCTTTTTATATAAATTATTGTTTTTTACTATAAGCTTGTGTTCCAAAGAACGCCGCTACTATTGCTGCAACTGAAACAAAATAGGTTGCTGCCATATCACCTAATATTTTAGATGCCTGGTCCAATCCTATTACATCTGCAAGTACTACTGCGAATGGATAAAGTAACATACCAAATAAAGCGAACCATGCCATCTTTCTTTGAGCATCTCTCATTGCATCTTGGTCATCGAGTTCTTTTCTCTTAAACTCAAGATACATTGCTTCTTCTGCTTTTGAAACTTTTCCATCCCCATTTGTATCAGCAGGATGTATTTGTTTTTTTACTTCTTCCATATTACCAATCTATTTCCTCTTCTTTTTCTTTTTTCTTTACTTTAGGTTTAATATATACTTTTTTTACAACTGTATCTTTCTTTTGTTCTGGTATGATAACATTAATAGTAGGTCCTTCAACATTTACATTTTGTTCTTGAACTACTTCTACTGCTGATTCACTATCTTCAATACCAATGAACGATTTTACCTCATCCATAAACAAACCCCCAAGGCCGGTGAGGATTACTCCTACACCAGCTATGATTTGGTTTTTTAGTTGTCCGAAAAATCCTTGTTTTTCTTTACTCATAAGTTAGTCTCCATCTGTTGTTATTGGTGTCTGGTCAGGTGCACATCCTACCCCATCTACATTATTAATATCTGCAATTGGTGTATCTGGACATTGGTCTAATCCATTCATAACTCCATCATAGTCATAGTCAGCAACAAATACTAACATTGCTATACCTTCAGAAACTTGTGCTACTCTATCTCTTAGAGTTGCAACTTGTTCTGCAGATGCCCAATTTTGTGCATCTTCCAAGATACCTTCTAACCTTAATTTAATTTCCGCCATTTTTGCTACGGCTTCCTCCATGGCAGCATTCTGTTCTTCAACAGTTACTTCCATTTGTTCTACTTGCAATTGCATTGTTGCCACATCGCTTATCATTCCATCAACATCTACTAATAGTAGTGAAGCTTCTAACTCTGCTAATGATGCTGTTAGAGATTCCAACCCATCTTCCATAGAAGGATTAGTACAACTTGTAATAAATGTTAGAATTAATAATAGTGATAACATCTTTTTCATAATCTTTTGTCCTTTTTAATTTTTACTGATTAACGAAAACCGTTCTTCCTATTACATTGTGATTAACATCTGTTAATTCAAGTGTAAAAGAAGATTTATCTAAACTACTGGTATAAACAGAAAGAATATTATCTCCCTCTTGTGCAGTAAGTTTTTCTTGTGAAATCAAAGAGTTATCAATATCTCTTATCTTCACTCTATATGTTCCATCGTTAGGTAACTTTACATTCATTCGTACCTCACTTGAAACAATTGTATTTTCTAATTTAATTCCTACCAATTCATCCATTAGAAGTGTATCTGGTACTTCACTAACGAATACAGGTTCCATTATATCATCTTTCATACAAGATGTTAATGTTAATAATACTAAAAGTGTTAATAGTTTTTTCATATCTTTATTCCATGTTTAATTTTATTTGTGTTCCATCTGCCTTAACACCTTCGTTAACCTTGAATGAGATTAAACCTGATGTATTACTCAACTCAACCAATGGTGTGAATATTAGCTGATATGGAGTACCTGTTTTTACAGTTTTTTCAAACTGTTGGTCAAATGAACCTATGTTTATTTTTCCTTCTTCTTCTTTGTGGTTAGCGAAATTAGTCATTTCGTTACCAGTATCAAATACTACGTTCTTTAATTCTAATCTTGTATCATCATATACAATGTTAAATTGTGTTCCAATCATACCAGTTACTTCTGAATTTATTGAAAAGATTACCTCACCATCTACTATTTGAGATACCAAATCAACATTTTGTTGGATTGGATTGTATCTTGCACTTGATGCAAGAGGTGCAGAATTACTAATATTCATTGAACTAATTTGGAAATCACTTGATGCAGCTGGTTGATATGAGTGTGAGAAGTTAACATCACCTATAAGAACATGAGCAAACTCAAATGATTTGTTAGAGTCAGTTGGTTTGAAAGTTGCATCTAAGTTAGCTAAATAACTTCCATTTGAATCTACTGTACCAAATATTGATTTAGTACCACCACTCTGTACTGCCCCATTTTTCTTAGAAATGTAGTTAGAGTTTCCACTTGTTACACCCTGTAAGTGAGCAAGTATTTCATATGAATCTGAAAAATTTATCACCCCATCAAATGGTGAATCATGTATTACGTTTGCCAAGAATGTTTGAATATGGTAATCAAACGTTGTTGATGAACCATTTGGTGAAGAACCTGCTCCGATTGCTTCAGCAAATACCAATGCTAAATCAGATACAGTTACTACGTTATCCATATAATCTTTAGAACCATCTACAAAGTTCCAAACAAAGTATTCCGTATCATTTTCTAAACCGCTTATAGTTGCTTCACCTGATGCATCATAGTTACCTGTTGCAACAACTGATGCTCCTTGATTTACTTGATTACCCTCACCGATATCTGATTTAAGGTAAACGTTGTAAAGATAATCTGTACCATCTATTAGTGAATTATCTATTGCTTTACTGAATATTTTAAGTGTTACACTTCCTGCATCACCACCTGTGATACCAGTTAAACTTAAACCAGTTCCATTATCTACCTTACCTTCTACTGCTATTTCAGTTCCATCATCCTTTTTAAGATAACCCCAGTTCATATTTAATAGGTTAGAATAATCTGAATAACCTGTACTTGCTTTATCTTTAATAATAAAGTTATACTCCATCCAACCATCATTATTACCAAATGCAGTTACATCTTGAATAGTGATTCTTTCTACTGAAAAATCTGAGTTTGAACCATAGACAGTACTACCTGCTACATAATCTGCATACTCACCATCTATATCTTGAGTTGCAGTGTTATTACCCCACTTATACCCATTCCATGAGTTGTAAGCTTTTTGAGCCGTATTTGAGGATATAACCCAATTTCTCGAATCTAACGATAATAGTTTGTTGTTGTACTGAAAATCAAACTGAGTAAGTTTTGCAGTTCCAGCCGTACCTGAATACACTATTTCAAGTTTAAGTGTATCACCAACTTTGGAAACTGTGTTTCCTTTGTTGATTTTAATTGTTTCTTGACCATACGAGAAGAATGCACCAAGAACAAATAATAATGTTAATAATTGTTTTTTCATTTTAGTAAGTCCTTAATAATTGCTTCTAATACTTTCTTTAACGAGTTAGAAGCCGTTTGTTGATTAAATGTTCCATCTGATGCAACCACTAAAGTAGAAGTAGAGATTTCTTTACTACTTCCTTTTTGAGTAGTTCTTTTCTTTACTTTCCCTTTAATTTCTAACTCACCTATTGCTATAATCTGAGTTAGTGATACTTTATTATGGTAAATACCAATTGATTTACCTATATTTTTGACATCAAAAAATACCAACCTTATGTTGATTTTTGTGTCTGAGTTTTCCGATAAGTCGTAATCTAAATCTAAAAGAAGTTCTTCTAAGATATTTCGAACTCCATAGGCCATAGAGGGATTGCCCGCGAAAGGTCCAACTCTAATTTCGTTGGTTATCTTGCCGATTGAAATATAGTCATCTTGTTCTAGGTTTGAAGAGGATGAGGATTGTAACAACATCAACGCTAAACCTAATAAGATAATCTTTGCAAAAGTTTTCAAAGTAATCTCCTTTTTTTGGATTACCATAACTTATTTGCGAAACCAATAAATAAAACTAATTTCTGAAACTAATAAAGTAACAAGTTTCTATAACATATTCCATTATAAATATAATGTGACTATACAAAAAAACCCACTTTCGTGGGTTTTCTGTTTAAGTTATTTTTTCTAACTCTTTCATAAAGTTAGATTCTGCCTGTTTTTTGAATTCTTCTCGTCTATCATACGCAGATATGTTGTTTAGATAATGAGAGTTGTTTCTATATTTGTAATTCTCACATACAACAACATTTTTTAATTTAAATTGTTGAATATCTTCCTTACCTTCTCTCATTAGTTTTTCAGATGCAACCATTACGAAAGTATCTTCACATCCATAATGTCCAAATGATTCTGGTATACCTATTCTTCTAAGTAACCTACCACTTATACAAGTGAACCAACCCCCTGCAAATTTAAATCGAGATTGTGGTGCCGGGTTTTCAACTCTTTCCATACCAACCTCACCCTTAATACCACTACATTCATATGGGTCTGCTATCTTCTGATATCCAACTTTTTGATTTATGTAATTTTCATTTACCAAAACATCCCAAGTATTATCCCAAATTCTAACAAGCTCGGGTGTAATAATATTCATAGGAGTTGCATCAAAAGCAGGTTGTAATGCGTTTTCTAAATAAGAAAGAGTTCTTTCTTCAAATATAATATCAGTATCCAACCAAATAAAATATTGAGTTTGTTTATGATGTTCCAAACAAAATCTTCTATGAGATACACATCCCTTTATTTCATTAGAACTTCTAAATGTTTTAATACACCAATCAGTCATATTACTGAGTTTCATAAACTTTTCTTCAAAATATTTTTTTGGTAAGGAAGATTTAGACCAGTTAACCATATCATCTGAAGTACACATACATACATCTAATATCCATTCTTTAGATTTATCTATATAATATGATGCTCTTCTAAGTTGATTGAGTGTGTTTTCTAACTCATCTATTTCATAAGGTAAACAAAAAATTTGGATTACTATTTTCATTGGTATCTATTTTCTATTGTTTCATTTATCTTTTGGTCTCTATCATATTGATGTACGATTACATAATCATTTAAACTATGTATTTGTTTTCCAATTAGGTTTGGATTGTTCATAGTTCCTAATTGCAATGCCCAATTAGTTTCTAATCCTTCAATCTGTACAGAATCTTTTAGGTTGTTATTATGAATAATAAAATTAAATGAACTTTGGTCTGTATAATGTTCTGTATTACCAGATTGTGAAACTAAATAGTTTAGTAAAAGTAAATCCATTAGATAGGAGTACTTACCTGCAAGTACACCAACATTACAACTAAGCTTATCTTTAAAAATATCTAAATAAGATTGACCATATCCTTCCAATATATTTTTAGTTCCCCATGCTTCATTTCCATAAGTAACATTTTCAGTTGATACTAATATATTTTTTGTTAAATTAGTTTCTAAATATTCAGATGGGTTTTTTTGAAATACAACATCTCTTACATCAGTTGTTATCATATATCTATATTCTCGACCAAGTTGTCTTAGAATAGAGTATATTGTTATCAATCTGTGCATATGGATATGACCTTGTAATTGTGATTGGTAAACTTCCCATCCATTTTCTTTTAGCCAATCGATAGTTTCTTTGGTAATATCAAATACAGCCATTATTTTATCACCTTCGAATCCACTTTGATTTATGGATTCAACGTAATTGTGTAATTCTTTTTTAGTATAACGAGTTGATGCTGATATTATTAAATCTTTCATAAGTTAAAATTTGTAATTAAATATTTTAAAATCATCTTCAAATCTTTTATAAATGATTTCTTGAGTAGTATCATCATAATATTCTCTGTAATGTTTATGATTTGATTTTCTTCTATGAGGTAATTTTATATGAGGAGAAATTCCTATTTCTTGTTGAAGTTCTTTCCAATCCGAGGTTAACTGTTCAAAGAATCCTATAAAATCAACTCCAAATTTTACCTCTTTAGGTCTTTTGGTATATTCTTGTTTGTTAACATCCCATTCCCAATCTTGTAATGATAACCACGCAACTTGATTACCCGTTCCTTTTATATCGTAACCAAGTTCATCTAAATTTTTAACCCAGTCCTTAAAGGATATTTTAGAAATAATTGGGTCTTTCATATTTTGCACTCTATGATGGTATTGAGATACGATTTTATCATATGGATTTCTTATAAAAGAAAATTTATAAAACTGAGGTAATTGGATTATTTCAGAAAAATCTTTTAAAGTCATATGAGTAGATTGTTCATGAACCAACCCTAGTGCAGTTTCAATACTACTACCGGCAGTTTTGTTAATGTGAATAAATGCTATTCTATAATATAAGTTTATCATTAAATTCTTTTAAAACTTGTTTATATAACAAAATATCTTTTTTATTTCTTTCTTCAAATAAAGATAAAACTTCAGAATCAAATTTATAATTATTATTTGTGTTTGGGTTTTTATTTTCAATTGATTTTGGTTTAAAATCAAATTTCAGTAATTTACCAAACGCTTTTAAAGAATCTGAAAAGTGTTCTTTTATAAATATAAAATCATATTTTTCTTTGATATCATCTAATGTTTCAATTCCCATATAATTAGACATATAGTTATCTGTCATATCACCCCAATGTGGTGTCTCCCATCCATCTGATATTGTTCCCTTGCATTGACCAAGATACCATTCATTAAAATCTAAACCTTGTCTAAAAAACTTATGACCATAACAGTAGTGAGAATATAATCTATCTAATGGATTTCGAACTGAAGATATTCTTATTACTGGTAAGTTTTTATCAATTTCTTTATAAAAGTGTTTTTGATACTCATCATTATTTAGAATATGATTTGTATTAATATTAAAAGGACCATATAGAAAGAAATTATCATAATTAGCATCATTTACTTTTAATCCTCTTGAGATAGCATATTCAAATAAATGTTGTCTTATACTTTGAGTGGCACATTTTGCTGTTTTTATGAATAAAATATTAGTTTTCATAACCGTAATTCTTAATTATAAAATCAAATAATTCATAATCAGATATATTACGAGATTCAAATAATTTCAAAAATTTATCAGTTATTTTTAAATTGTATTTAGTACTATTTTCTTTTAGGTCTACATCTTCAATAGTATAACCACTAATTTTTTTAAACTTTTTATAAGTTTCTTGAATATTTTCTGTTAATGTAAAAAAATCATATTTTTCTAATACAAGATTACCATCCCATTTAGTGTCATCACCAACACCAAGATATTTTGTTAGGTAATTATCCATAGTTCTAATAAAACTTTCAAAATGAGTATTGTCATAATTTTCTAAGTAAAAAGAAGAAACATCTTCACCATATTGTTTATATCTACCTTCTCTTAAATGATGTTTATAGTGTGATAAAAATCGTTTGAGAGGATGTCTTACAGAACCTATTACTAATCTATCTTGAGATTTAACAACATCCCAATTTATATCACCTGAATAAAGATGTCCAAGATTCATATATTTTACTGGTGCCATAATGTTGTGTTCACCTTCAAGTGTTGTTTTTATATTACTGTATTTACAAAACTTTTCAAACTGAATTGCAAGAGTTGTGGTTGCACACTTAGGTGTACGAACCCATACAATACCATTTGGAATTTTATTTACCATGTTTACCTTCATCTATATGTTTAAACAACCCTTCACCGTGAGCAACTTTATAGGTTTGTTTAGCCCACCATTTTGAAATATTACCTTCTAATGCAATACCCTCACCTGCGAACTTCTCTACTGTATTTAAATAGAACTCTTTTTTATATAAGGTTGGATTATTTGTCCAATTACCATATCTTGAAGTTGTAGTAAAGTACTCACCTTCTTTTTGAATTAAATCAGAAAATGATTCATTTGGATTACACCAATGAACCGAATCTAATAAATGAGGAGATGTACACTCAATTTCTTCATCATAATAATCTAACTCTCTACCTTGATATTTGAATGAAAAGTGTGGATGACCTGGGTCTTTTCTGTGTCTATATCTAACAGCACTAAATTCACCATCTAACAATTCTATTCCACTTTTTAGTCTATCGATAGTAGTTTGTTTATCTTCTATAAGTTTCCAATCATGTTCTAATACTAAAACATTATCAGTTTGTGCTTGTTCTGTTAATCTGATAAATCCTTGTCCTATCCCAATATTATTTTCTAAACCAATATAAGGAATACCAAAGTGATTTGCTATTTGTTTATCTTGTTCTGATACTTCTTGGAACAAGATACAAACATCATTTACTTGGTGTAGAAAGTTTCTTTCAAAATAAGTAGTCAAACTATTAACTAAAGTTTGTCCACTTTTCCACGAAAGAATACCTATACTGATTGGTAGTTTTTCCATTTATCTATTATAAATTCTACTCTTTGTTTTTGTGTATGATTTTCTAAAACTTTTTTATAACCATTTTTAGCAATACGATTTCTTTCTGTATCATCTTCATTATATTTGTTCATCTTAGTAATACAATCAACCATATCATCATAGAAAATAATTTCATCACCTTCTTTAAATAGTTCGTGTAATTTTTTTGATTCATTTAATCTATCACATAAAACCATTTTACCACAAGCCATTCCTTCAAATATTCTACGAGTAACCTCGCCAAATCTTGATTTCTGAATAACCATTAATCCTTTATTTAAAAACTCAGTATGTTCTTTTGAATTAAACCCATTCTGATTTCCAATAGTACCACCACCATGTTGAGTTAACATATCTAAAAATTCAGAACCACCAATACCTCTCGAAGTTACTGCAACATATTCTGATTCTCTGTCCATAGGATACTGAACTCGTGTATCTGCAAAATGTGTCCACCAATACGCATCTCTACCTCTTTTCTTATATTCTTCAGTTGAATCTGAATCGGGTGAAAGAGTTATATGAAACCTTTCTGATTTAGGAAAGTTTCTATCAAAATTTTGTGGGTCATCTCCACTTTCTTGTACCCAAAATGCATCAAGTAAATTCTTATCTAATAATGGTGAATCAAATCTACCCCAATCCATAAACAAAACAATATCTGTTTGTGGTTTGGAATCTAACCAAGTTTTGATATCCCTATCATGATATTGACCTGTTTTATTTGAACCAATAGATACAAACTCTATATCCCATCCTTGAGATTGAAATTCTTTAGCAACAGATAATGGTGTTGACCACTCTTCTTGTTCATATGCGTATATAAATGTTATTTTCATGATACAGCTCTTCCTTTCATTTGTTCCCAATCTCTAAATTTTCTAACTTCATCATTAGTATTTGAAGTTGCCATTAATACATTGTTTATAGTACCCAATTCAACTGTTAAATGAAGTAATGCTGCTAAATCTTTGGGGAAACAATGTCCACCAAATCCGAAATCTCCATCATGACCAGGTACACCCCAATGAGATTTTCCTAATCTATCATCAAGAGTTGCATATTCTACAACTTTATCATAATCAATATTTAATTTATCACACAACTGATAAATCTCGTTTGCAAATGATACTTTAGTTGAAAGAAAAGTATTTGTTAAATACTTTACCATTTCTGCATGAGTAGAATCAGTTTTAATAATATGTGCATTTGGAAATACCTTCGAGAATAACTGTTTTAAGTCAGTAGTTGCAGGTCTTGGTCCTCCTAAGATAATACGATTTTGATTTTCATAATCTTCTACTGCATTTCTTTCTGTAAGAAATTCTGGATTAAAAACTATTTGTAAATTTTTATATTTTCCATTCCATTTCTCTGTTGTACCTGGTGAAATTGTTGATTTGATTACAATAGTTCTTTTACTTACACCAAATTCATAATCATCTGTAATCAATTGGATTGCATCTAACACACTTTCTAATATAGAAGTATCACATCTACCATCTGATTTCATTGGAGTTGGTAAACACAAAAATATGGTATCACATAAATGAACCATATTATCTAGTGTTGATGTTGATTTAGTATCATCTTTATCATGAGTAAGAACATCATAATAGTTCTTAAATTTCTGATAAACTGCATTACCAACAAATCCCTGTCCTACTATTCCTATCATAGTGATTGAATATATTCTCTTAATCTATCTTCTGGTTTCCAATCTAATCTATCTAACGTATCATTATTTTCTCTTAGAGTTTTACGATAGTTACCTTTTTGGTCTGGTAAATAAAGTGATTCAATTTGTGAAAACTTTTCTTTGAACATTCCAAACATTTCATTGATTGAGTAGTTTACACCACAACCAAGTTCCCATGCATCTTCATGTTTTTCATTGGAAGTACCAATTTTATAAAGACCATCTACAATATCTATAACATGAGTAAAATCTCTTCTCTGTTCTCCATCTCCGATGATTGTAATTTTTTCACCATCTCTAACTTGTCTCCTCCATATACCAATTACTGCTGCCCAATCACCTTCGATGATTTCATCGGGTCCATATACATTATAGAATCTACAAATCTCAGCATCGATACCATAAGTTTGTCTGTATAGTTTGAAAATCTCTTCACCCATGTGTTTGAATGCTGCGTATGGTGATTGGAATGGGTCATGCCATCTTGAAGATGAACCAGCGTAAACTACTTTTACATCGTTTAATCTTGCCCATTCTGCTACAACTTGTGAACCTTGTGCATTTACTCTAAAACATTCTGTTGGGTCCTCGAATGAAGGTTGTATTCTACTTAGTGCTGCTAAGTGATATACCAAATTAAAATCTTCACCTTTCCAATACATAAGTGAATCAATATCACCCATTATATATGTTGCACCATCTACATGGTTATCTTCGGTACCTGTTTCGTAATCATCTAATGATACTACTTCATGACCTTCTTGTAATAATCTTTTAATGAGGTTAGTTCCTATAAAACCAGCTCCTCCAGTTACTAATATTTTCATAGTTGTTGCTTTCCATATTTTATTTTATTCCATATTCTTTCAAAAAAATAATACACAATGAAACCTGTGATGTTCATATAAAGTGCATTTAAAAAGTTGTTATCTGTTACGTTAACAGTTAATACTAAGAAGGAGTTTAGTATTGCTACTATCCTCCAACTGAAAGTTTTTAATATTGTTCTTTTTTTAGTTTCAACAAACATTACTCAGTTAATATTCCTATAAGTTGATGTTCGTTAAATAGAAGATATTTTTCATCACCTATTTTAATTTCATTTGTACCTTGTCCTTTTTCATACATTACAATATCTCCTCTATTTACAGTCATTGGTATTCTATCACCATTTTGTGAAAAGATACCTGTACCAACTTCTATAACTTCACCATTTACTTTTTGGTTCTGTGTCATTGATTCCGATATAATGATTCCACTCTTTGTTTTTGATTCCTCTTTTTTAATTGGTTTTACTAGGACTCTATCTCCCAATGGTTTAAATTGTGTCATAAAATTGATTTTGTTGTTCTTGTCTATCTATTTGTTTTGGATGATACAATGCCCAATGTTCTTCTGCTGGGAAGTTTGAGAATGTATCATATCCTGTAATCTTTTCGTGTACTTTATTCATCCAAGATACATCTTCTGTATTCTTGTAAATTCTTGTTTGATAATCAGGCCAGTTTACCCATCCTTTTTCATTTACATTCCATCTCCATTTCTGAATGTGTTCTTGAGTTAATCCATTTACAGTATTTACTCTTGGTACAAAAATGATATCGACTGGATTTGATTCTAATACTTCTGGTAGATATGCAATCATAACTTCATGTGGAATCTCATCTGCATCTATCTGAAAGATGTAATCACCTTTACAATTTGCTTTAAGATTATTCTTATATGATGCAAAATCTTTGTTGAGAGGGAATCCTACAACAGTATATCCATGGATTTTTTGTTTTATTTTAAGGAATTCTAAAACCTCATCAGTAACCCCATCTTCATCATATTGAATTACGATTTCATCTTCTTCTCTAATTTTGTTGTTTAGAAAATCTAATAACTTCATTAGTTCTTCTAACTCATTATGTACTGTTATTGCGTAACTAATCTTCATTCGTATCTTCGTTTATTTCATCTTGAATTATTTCTCTACGAGTTGATGTAGTACCAGATTCATTAAATAATCGTTTAAGTACATCTTCTTCGAATCGAATCTCATATACATTTACAATACTATCAAGAATATAAGTTCTGTAATTTGAAAGAGAACGAGAATATAATTTAGAATTATTCTTAACATATGATTCAAATAAAGAACTACCATCTTTAGAGAACCTTTTTAATAAAAGTTCTAATGCTTGGTCTGAACCTATTGGAATTCTTTTATCTCTAAGTTTACCAATAAAATTAGTAAAATCAATAGGTCTAATTGGGTTAAGTTTAATTGCATGAACTTTATTAGCAACAATACCAATTACAAAGATATATCGTGCATCTTCTCCACTTCTAGTTGCAGGTTGTCCACCACGATAAGTTGTTATACGATAAATATTTCTTGGTCTTATCTGAGAACGAGGTACTCTCTTTTCTGGTCTTAAAAATGCTTTATATTGTCTTGTGAAAGCCATTCATTATAGTTTTTTAATTTCTGGCAGTTTAAGTTCTACTTTCTGTTGTACCTTTACATATTTGTTAAGTATTACATCTAATTTATTTGTCATATTTTCTAAACTAAAATTAATATTAATATTAGATTTTAATCCTTCTGATTTTTTTAGATATTTTTTGTAATTTTTATAAACATCAAATATTTGACCTGCTGCCTTAGAGTAATCTACATTAAACCATTTTGATTGTTCTAATAAGAACTTGTTTGCAGCTGATTTATGTACTTCTTTTAACTCACCTTCTAAATAAACAGTATTCTCTTCTGGTAAGAAATCAGTATATCCACTCCATTTGGAAACTATGATTGGTTTACCAGTTGTAGCAAACTCTGCAAGTGGTCTACCATAACCTTCACCCTTAGTAAACATTATCTTTGCCTTTACTTTTTTATCACTATACAAATCGTTTAGTTCTGACTCGGATAAATCTCCAAATACTAAATGTATAGGAGGACAGTTTTCACCAAATTGTTTTGTTACTTCTTTAATTCTGTTTGAGACACCTTCTCTTTCCATTATTGAAAATCCTGCCTGTGATGTTTTAAGGATTAAACCAGGTTGTTGTTTTTTTGGTAAATCTTTGAAAACTGTACAGAATGTTTTTATCATCATTCCTACATCTTTTCTATCGTGTCCTAAATCACCAGCTAACCAATGTCCTACAAATAAGAAATTGAAATCGGTATCAATATTATCTAAAATAGATTTTGAACATTTACCATTAAACACTTCTGTGTTTACTCCTTCAAATAAAACCTCAACAGGTTTTTCTAATTTTAATTCACCAACTTTTTGTTTAGTATTCTTATCTACTTGGTCATATGAAGTTTTAACTAAAGTATTTTTTGTAAATTCAGATGGTGTTATAATCAAATCCATTTGATTACCACCTTGAATAAATTCTTGTGGTGCAATCGTAGTTTCAACTCCTGCAGTAATTCCAATGTTATATTTACCAACTTTTCTAAATTCATTAGCAACTGATACTTGAATAAAAACATCAGGTTGTCTATCTATATTTGTTGCTATATTTTCAAGTATCTTTTTTCCAAATTCTGTCTGTGGATTGATTTGGTCTTGTGGAGTGTTTCCCCATCTTGTTGGTACTACTTTTATATCATATCTATCCAAATCAAATAATGATTTGAGAATGTCTCTTGAATGGTCACCATAACCACTTCTTGTTGCTATTGGTGCCTGAAATACTAATAAAGGTTTACTCATTATCTTATTTTATATACGTTAAACTTTTGTTTTGGTTTCCAATTCTCAATTGCTTTAAGAATTCCATCTGCCATTTGTTTATTTTGGTTTTTAGCATTTAATCCCATTTCTCCTTGGAATTCTTTTCTACCAATTAATGCTTTATTTTTTCTTTCTTCCCTTGGAATATCATACCAATATTTTATTGCTTCAGTAACTTCATAAACATCTACTTTATCATCAATGATATAAGGAGTTGGAACTGAACCTACCATAGTTTGTGCTCTTGACCAAACTGGTTTTACCCACTCACCATGTGTTACTTTATCTTCCCATTCTCTCCAATTATGAAGTGAACCGATTTCTTTATAATCTTCGGCAGTAAAGTATTTTTTAGTTGATTTCTTTTTGAATCCACACTGGTCTTGTAATCCACCTGTAACATTTACAATGATAGGAGTACCTGCCATAACTGATTCTGCAGTTACCAATCCAAATCCTTCGTTACCTGCAATGTTAATTGTACAATCTGATAAATTATATAAATAATTTAGTTGTGATTGGGATACTCTATCTGTTGAGAATTTTATATCACAATCAGGTGCAATCTTTTTAGAAACTTTTATCAAATCAGTACCATTCTGGTCTATTGGATTTGTATGCATTATCAAACATACCTTCTCTTTATCTTCTTCTGGCAATCCATCTCTGAATTGTTTAAATGCCCAAATTACATCTGATGGTTGTTTTCTTTTGATGTTTCTATTCATCCAAAATAAAACAAACTTATAATCCTTATCACCAAGAATTTTTTGTTTAAATTCTTTAGGTACTTCTACTGGTTTAAAGGTTTCATCATTAATACCATGTGGTACATAATCCACTTGCCAATCTTCTAAGGGTTTGATTGTTTCTGATTCTAATTTACCAACTCTACTTACGATACCGTAGGTTTGTCTTGAAATACATCCTAACCAATCACAACTTTCATAGTAATCTCTGTTGTAATCAGGGTCCGGTAAATCATCCCATATATGATAAAATAAAATTGGAATGTTTTGTCTTACTTCTGCTTCAATCTCGTATAACCATCTCCAATATCTTGGGTCTGTAAAGTGTAGGATTGCATCTGGTTGATGTCTCATGATTAATTCTCTTAATACATTTGCATCTCCATAACCAGTCCAAGGAATGATTTTAAGTGAAGCATCTTTGATACCACTAATTCTACGAGCATCTTCTCCTAAATCAATTTCCTTACCCTTATCTGGGTGGTTTATTGCAGCACCTAATTGTACCCAATCAAACTTATCCATATTTCCAAATACAAATTCTTTGGATACTGTTGCAATACCTGATGACATTCTTAAATCATCTGAAAGTAATAGTATTTTTTTCTTAGCCATTTATTGTTATTTAAAATTGAGAACCACTAATATGTAGTTCTTCATAAGTGTTTATTTCGTTTTTAAAATCGTCATCGTTAATGTACTTGTGTACAGAACGATTTACTAATTTTTGTAATGTGATGTTGGAATCAAACGAAATTCTTTTGAATGATGAGTAAATATCTTTTACAATTTTTACTGTTGTCAGTTTTGTTTCTGCCATAACTCTCCGTTTTTATTAATATATTTTAATATAAATATATACAAATATAAAAAACAGATGATTAATTCCACAAAGAACAAAGTTTTCTTGTTTTGAATTCACACCAATCACACTGCTTACCTTTGTTTGGTGGAAATACTTCTTGTATTATATCACCACCCTCTCCAAATACAGAATCTACAAAGTTAGTAAATCCTTTCCACGCTAAGTTCATTGAAGGTTTTCCATTAGCAGGAACAAACTTAGATATTCTTGGTATAGGAAAATCTACACCTTCCCATAACTTTCTTTTTAGTATCTGATATTCTACTTTGATTTTATCTAAAGGTATATCGTATTTATCTGAATAAAACTTTTTATACAATAACATCTGAGAGGTTTTTATCTTATCGTTCTTTTGATATTTGTTCCAACCTCTTGTTGAAGTTTTCAAGTCAATGATAATATAATCTTGTGTAGTTTTATCTTTTAGAAGTACATCAATAAAACCAATGAAATGAACACCTGGTTTAATCTCAGCATTTAATCTCTGTTCTATTGCTACAAGTTCGTATCCAGTCTTAGTATATAATTTATCTAATTTACTTGTGAAATATGAAAGTATTGCTTTACCATCTTCAAAGAATTCACCTAACTCTTCTTTTTTACATGGATACATACCATCTTCCATCTTCTCAGATTCTTTGGTAAAATGTTCTACCATTTGTTTGTATAACATTTTCTCCAAATCCAATTGAAGTGCTTGTTTCTTTGTAACATTATACATCACATCTAAGAAGTGTTGTATTGTTTCGTGCATTGCACTACCGAAAATTGTGTGGATGTTTGCTGAGGATGTTCCTAACTTATCAATATAGTTTAACTTATACTGTTCTTGACAGGTTGAATACATACCATATTGAGAATAACTTACTCTTGCCATAATACTTTATCTTTTACTATGTAAAGATACGAAAAATAAATGATAAATCCAAATATTTATGAACTTATTTTTGAGTTACATTCAGGATATATAACATTCTCAAATAGCTTATATGCTAATGATTTAGTTATATGTATTTCATCTTGTTGGAGAACTTTTTCTTTATCTTCTTTTGTTAATAAATCATCAGTCCATTCGGTTACTGTATTGTATCCATATGGTTTAACAAATTCGATTCTCGTTAGAATATCATTTATTTGTTCTTTAATATTAGATAAATCTCTATGATTTGTTTCATCAGTATCAAATACTTGCCATTCATTATCATTTCCACTAAAAGACCAAAACATATGTACAAATGGAATATTTTTACTTTTTAAATAAGTTTGTAACATATCAATTTTTTGTAATAAATCTAATAAATTAAGATAATGATTCCAAAAATATTTTATATATGTTTCATAAAACTTATTAAGTTCTTTTTTAGCGAATTCATTGTTTCTATATAGTAAAGCACCATTTAGATTCATTGAATGAAATGAACTAGTGTGTGAATCTAATGTAGTTGGTAACCATAATCTATTTGTGTAAGTAGTTTGTATATAAAAAACAGTATTATCTAAATTGATTCTATCACTTGAAAGTGGTTGAGGATGCGATGCATTTCCTCCAAAGGTAGTACCATGAAATTTGGAATCTAATTGATATTTATTTGAAAATCGATAGACATCTTCAATAATTTTTTCATTTGAATTTCCACCAATGATACCTTGCATTTCTGAATTAAATACTTTCTTGCATAAATTTGGATTTAGTTCACCTACTGCATGGGAAATTGTTGCCATGTGAGAACATCCAAAAGGAACTATTTTCATACCTTTAGTTTCAATTTAGTTATTTCTTTTTTATCGATACCATATTTTTCACAGATATACTTTACATTTTCTCTACCAGGTCTAGTTGCATAAAATATATCAAGATATTCTAATGCCTCTTTTTTGGAACAAGTAAATTCTTTAATGATTAGTTCTACTAACCACCCTTCGTATTTAGTATCATTCTTACCCTTAGTATATTTTAGATAGTATTTTCCTTTTGGCAATAATCCAATAAGTGCCAAGTAAAGTTGTTGAGGTTCTAATACTTGTGTATATGGTTGTATTTCAGAAAGAACTTGAATCCAATCTTTGTTCATAGAAAGAAATCTATGAATCATATAATTACTCCAAGTTTTCTTATCCCCATCATCTAAGGTTTCCCAATAGTTTGGGTTTTGTTCTGATGTAATTGCTTTTATGTGGTCAAATAATGATTTTGCCATATTATGTTATAACTGGTTTTAATTCATCTGGTAGTAAATCAGCATTGATTTCTCCACAATCCCCACATAAATATAATTCTACCGGAATTATTGCATCCTTGGGTTGACCTGTTGCTATCCTTGATAATTTCAAGAATTTAGTTCCTTGTATGAATATAGTTCCATTACAATCATCACTTGTACAAACCATTTCTTTGGCTTGTTTTAAATCTACTTTTGGTTGTTGTGGTTGTTTTCCTAATATATCTGCCATAATTTATTTATTTAATCGAACCATTGGTCACGATTTGTTTTTATTTTTGTAATACCCGTATTTCTTAAAGTATCTCGTTTTTTCTCTTTATATTCCTGTACTTTGTTTTTAAAGTTTTTATCCTTATATTCTTGCATTGTATCAATATACTCAAGAAACCCATCAAAGTTATCTTTACCGAGTTTCTCCATTTCTGCATCTGTTAAGGGTTTGTTTGGATTGTACTTCATCTGTTTTAAAATTTATATTACTAATATACGAAAAATATTTGAATTATCCTAATAATTTCATAATTTTTTTAACAGTTTTCGGTCCTACTTTTATCGTATGGTATGGATTACCAACTTCATCTAATACTTGTTTACATAATGAATCGATAGCAACTGATTCTTCTAAATCTTGATATCTTTCTTTTTCATTATGAGAACCCTCTGTGGTTCTCTCTAAAAGAATATCAATACTATCATATTTTTTATGTAAATCAATTACAAAATCATGGAAGGGTTGTCCATAAAATTCAGCGGGATATCCGTCTGTATAATATCTGTGATAGATTGTAGAAAATAAAATTGGTGAATCAATTACTATATAATCTACTTTACCATAACATTCAGCTATTCCTCTGTGTTGATTTGCAAAAACATAGAGTTGGTCTGATATCGCTGGTATGTTTTTATCCCATGCCAATCTCTTTGGAAACTCATATGGGTTATTACAACTTATATGTTTCTTTTTTAGTTTGTAGGTGATTCCTGCAGCAATTGATGATTTACCAATACCAGGTCCACCATAGAGGTTTATCAGTTTACTCATGTTAGTGATGTTATTAATGCGTATATGTAACCTGTTATCCCTACTAAGTTTAATAAAGTTAGGTTATATTGTTTTGTTACTTGTGTTTGAACTGTTATAAGAATTAATCCAAGAATCATTCCTATCTTTCCATAAATAGAATCAATAATTGGAGGAGAAACCATCATTAATGCAGTTCCGAAATATATTACACCATATTGATATAATAACGCTTTTAAATCTTTTTTCTTTTTCATAATATCTCTTTTTTATATATAGTATTGTGATTAAAAATATCTGATACAATTGATAAGTTATTGTATATTTTATCTAAATTATTTTTGTAATATTCTATTACCCATTCCATACTCTTTTCGTTTACTTCGTTTACACACTTTGAAAATTTATCAACTCTATGAATTGACTCATTATCATATTCATCAGCATCATCAAATCCAAACTCTATATTTGGAATCCAAAATCCTAATTTTTCTAAATCCTTTATTAAATGTTTTTGACCAAATATTAGAGGTATATTACCAGTCAAAAATGCTAGAATAGATTTTTCAGTAAATGAATTAAATGTTCTATCTCCATGATTTGTTTCACATATAAATGAAAAATAAGTAGATTTATATTCGTTAATCAATTCAGACCATTCAACTGATTTATCTCCAATTTCAGTAAATACATTATTGTATCTAAAAATATCAATTTTACTTGTATCTATTTTTGATACTAACAAATCTCTAACTAAACTTTTTCTATTTACTGAGAATATTGATTTTTTTGATTTATACTCTAAAAAATTAGGTTTATTTGTATAAAGAGATTTATCAAAAATGTTAGTCCTATTTTTCATTTGAGTTGGATTATTATTTACTGAAATCGTACTGTATTTCCAATGTAACATATGTGTAAAAGGATGTGCACCAAATATAACTTCTTTAGATGCGGTACTTTGTACTATTCTTATATCTCTGTTTAATTTCTTTATAAACTCTACTAAATTAGTATAAAGATTCTTTTCATCTATTACTTCATGTTGAAAAATAAGTAAAAAAATCTTTTCATTTCTTGATTTTAATTCAATATTATTAAATAACTTTTCAATATTTAAATCTTCATATTGATTTATAAAGATATATTTTTTTCTGTAATAACAATTTTGTTCTTCATTTACAATATCAGTTATTAATTTCATTCGAATTATTTATAAATCTTATTATTGAATCTGCTATAATTTTGTGTCCATATTTAGATGGGTGTAAATTATCACACCAAGGATATAGAGTATTTAAATAAAAATCAGTATCCCATTCGTTTGAAAGAGATGTTTCCTTCTCGTTTTTATAAATAGGTATAGTTCTATTTTTTATCTTTTTAATTATATCAGAATCATCCATTTTATCAAGTAATTCTGCATCCATTTCATTCCAATGAGATATAAAATAATAAGGTATATTTAAATTATCTAATTGCTCAGTATATTTTTTATAGTATAGTTTTGTAATACCTTCAATCCAACCATCCCAATTTTTGAAAAAATCTTGTAGTTTTTGTGCATCTTTTAAAGATATAAATTTTATACCTCCATTTATTTGAGAGGTCATATGACCAAACAAATATTTTTCTTCTGTAAATGTTTTTTTACCATCAGTAGAATGTTCCCATTTTAAGAATAATTCATTTAAAAAAGATATTATAGTTTTACCGTCATATCTATAATCTAAAATATCTATATCGAATGTGTTTTTAAAAAAATCAAATAAATATGTTGATTCATCTCGTGTGGGTGAGGTTAGGTTTATGATTGCTACTGAAAATTCATCCTTACCAAATTTTTCTATACATTTATTTATAAATCCTATTGCGGTACTTTGACTACCACCATTCCAAAATTTTCTAAATCCAAGAGTATCATAATAATTTGATACCAACGCTGGATAAGATAATTCATATCTTAATTTTCCTGCAGGGAGGATGTTTTCTGAAAAATCACTCCACTTATGCCATCTATATCCTAAATCATCACCTGTTTTATTTAGGTTTTTCATTTGCATACATTTCTTGTAAACAATTTCACGATATCTATCATCATGAAGTTCAAGTCCCTCTCCAAAAGTAAATGAATCACCTGTAAATATTATTGGTTTCATGAAAATTCTTGTTTTAAAAAATTAGTTACTGAATCTGATATAATCTCATGTAATAATTTTGAAGGATGGTTGTTTTGTGTCCATTTGAATTCATCAGATATCCACAAGTTATCTTTTTTAGGTAATTCACATAAACTATTATATGATGTATTTACTAACTTAATAGGTATAATTTTATTTTTTATATAATCTACAACATCTTGTTCTGATATTGTTTTAAAAATTTCATTATCTAAATCATTCCAATGACCTATTATATAAACAGGTATATTTATTTTCTTAATTATATTAATCATTTTACGATATGTTCTTAAATGCATATCGTACTCAAATTTACTATGTAAACCGTATATTTGCTGTAATTTTATTGCATTATCTATTGATATTGTATTTTTAAAAAATTCATTAAATTCGTTAGGATGTTGTTCGAATGGTGCATTTTTAAATTTATAATCCCAATTAAACCAATAATACATAAAATTAGATAATGATGAATGATAATTACAATTAATTCCATGTTCGTTTCGTAAATATTTTTTACCCGATTGAAAGTCATCTCTATTCATACCAGTTAAATTTAATACTATACAAGAAAAGGTTTCACTAGAATTTGATTCTAATATTTCATTTATAAAATCAAATGCTTCAATATTATCACCTCCATTTACTCCTTTAGAAAAAAATAAAGTATTTAGATTTTCTGAAACTAGTGTTGGAAATTTGTATTTATGTCTGATTATAGATGATGTACCTCCATATGACATATGTTCAAACCTTGGCCAATTGTAGTAATAATGGTTTGGAACGTTTGAATGTATCTCATTTCCATCAGAATCTACCTCTGGTATCTTGGTTAATGATTTTATATAACTTCTATATCTTTCATCATACAACTCCAATCCCTCTCCAAAAGTAAATGAATCACCTGTAAATATTATTGGTTTCATGTGTATATTTGTTTTAAGTAAGATGAAACTGATTTTCCTATATATTCGTGCATTTTTTTAGTTGGATGCATATTTGATGTCCATGGAAATTCTTTATGTATCCATATATTAGAATATGGTAAAAAATTTTCATATACAATATTATCGTAAAATTTATTTTCTACTTTAATTGGTATTATATTATCTATGATATTTTCTTTTATCTTAGAATCGTTCGATAGTTTTTTTAATATTATGTTATCATACTTTTCCCAATGTCCTATAAAGTAAAATGGTAGATTTGTTTTTTGAATTATTTCAATGATATTATAGTAATTTAAACGTTGCATTTCTAGTTCAAAGTTATCATGAGTTTTATATTCATCTTGAAGTATCTGTGCACTATTAATATCTATTGAATTAGAACCATTGAATATTCTACTATACTCAGACTCATTTTCTTTAAAAGTTTTATTACCATGTTCATGATTCCAAGTAAACCAATTTATCACAAACTTATTTAAACTAGAATTTTCATTTATGTGATTATTATTTATTGTAAAATTTACATTTAAATTTTTATGTAACCATTTCTTAGAGTATTCCATATCATCCCTCCACATGCAAGTCATGTTCATAACGACACATGAGAAATCTGAGGGTGAGTTTGTTTTTAATGTTCTATTTACAAAATTTAATGCACTATAAGTATTATATCCATTTTCTCCTGGTGAGAAATATGGAACATCTAATGTTTCAGATACTATGGTTGAAAACCTTAATTTATTTCTAGTATTTGCTGCAGTACCTCCCCATGCCATTGGTTCAAATCTTGCCCAATTGTAATAATAGTAATCTGCATATTTTGAATATACTTTATTTCCATCGGAATCTACCTCTGGTATCTTAGTTAATGATTTTACATGATTTTTATATGCATCATCATATAACTCTAAACCTTCACCAAATGTAAATGAATCTCCTGTAAATATTATTGGTTTCATTATAGTAACTCTTTTGTGATTATGTTATTATAAATATCCATAGCAAAATTATAGTTTCCTTCAACTCCCATATGCCAACCATCTATTCCTCGTGGGTATTTTTTTAAATATTTTTTAGTAAAATCAATATCAACTATAACTGAATCTGTTATATCAAAATAGTAATCAAATTCAGATGAAACTAGTAAATTGTATAATTTTATATTTTTGTTTTTGAGAAATAAATTAACTTGGTTTACGATAGTTTGATTATCAAACTTTTCATTGTAAGTAGTGTGAAACTCTTTGAACCAAGTTTCACTTCGACCAGTTCCCCATGAGTTTATTAAACCAGTGTGAGTATTTTTATTTTTAAAAAAATGATATCTATCGGAGTATGTCCATAGAATTATTACAGTATCATCTTTTTGAAATTCAAATGTATAGATGTTGTGTTGAATAGTTCTATTACTTCCACCTGCCTCTGCTAAATTAATAAGTTCTTTATCAAGTTTTTTTGATAATATAGATGGCCATGAATCTTTAGATGGAGTTTCTAATCCCTCACAAATAGTATGACTACATCCTAGTGTAATCAATCTACTCATAACATATGTTTTGTAATTTTAGATTTTATTTTTGACCAAAAATTATCTACTCTATCATACTGATGATATATTCCATATTCTTTATTCATATCCCACTCAGTACATGATAAATTAATTACAGTATCATCTTTTATTATATTGTAATTGTATTTTGTATATGCAAGAATATTCAATGCCATTTGGTCTACTGTACTTTTCTTTACTTTTAATTCTGATTTGAAGGTGTAATTAAACACATCTTCAAACAGATTTATAATATTTTTATTCTTCCCTAACACTACACCTGCACATAAATGATGTTTGTTTTTAATTGTATCGTATTTAGTAGGATACATTTTCATCATTTCTTTTGTAGCCCATTCATTATTTTCTAGGGAGTAATCTCCGTCAATTCCTATGAATAAGTCATAAGCTGGTAATAATATTGGATTTCTGTGAAAGTAAACATCACGAGAATCTGTAACTAATACTTGTTCGTATTGATTATAATTTTTTAGTATATTGGATATATCTTCAAATCTTTTAGTTACAACTTGTATATTATTAAGGTCTCTTTCATAAATCTTCCAACCATTTTGAATTAAAAAATTTTTAGTAGAAGAGTCACAATCATAAACAACCATAACTTTTTCATCAGTATAACCTGATTGATTTAATGATTCTACGAAAGTATATAGTTGAGTTTTTGTGTAATTGTATGATGAAGAAATTATAACCATAATAAAAAAAGGGGGAAATTAATCCCCCCTTATTTATATTTTTTTAGAATCTGTATTTTAGAGAAGCGTTCCATGTACGTCCGAATCCGAACCATACTGAGTTTCTCGTATCAACACCATTCCAAGTTGTTGAAGTTGAAGTTGCGTGAATGTTAGAATTTGATTCTGCAATATAAACAGTATCAAATAAGTTATTAACATTAGCTCTAAAGGAAATTCCTTTGCCAATATTAACAGTAACACCACCATCTACTAAACCATACGAAGGAAGTTTTAATGCTCCATCGTTATCAGGTGAAGTAAACGCCGAATCAGTAATAGAGTAATCAGCATATAATCCATCTATGAATCTATATCCTAAATCTACATTGAATCTACCTAATCTGTAATCAGCTTCAAAGTAAGAAGTAAATTGTGCTGCATCACCAACTTTAGCATCTTTTGTGTAAAGAGTACCTGTACCAATTGATTGTTGTTGGTCATCGAATAATTCAGCTGAGAAATCTTTTGTATATCTCCAATCACCGATTGATAACATACCTTTAAGAGTTAATTGGTTTGTTGGTCTATATGTACCTTCAAACTCAATACCATTGTGTACTACATCAATGTTTCTAAATTGTGCTGAACCATCAACACCTTGTTGGTTAGATAAACTTCTTGTAACGAATCTGTTACCCCATGTTGTAGAGTAAAGGTTTACGTTAGCATTAAATTTAGCTGATGTGAATCCATATCCTAATTCTACTGAACGAATTTCTTCATTTTGTAAATCATCATTAACTACGTTTGCGTAGTTAGGGAATACAGTTCCAAACTGAGGTTGTCTTGAAATGAAACCTGCGTTGAAGAATACATTTGAGTTATCATTAAAGTTGTAGTTTGCACCACCTTTAAGATATCCACCACCTACATTAACTTTTTCAGATAATGGTAGTGCTGGTTGGTCAAATAAATCTTCTCTTTGGAATGATTGATTAGATAAACCTGCTTGTAATACTGCAGTTAGTTTATAATCATCATTGTATTCAATTAAACCATTAACACCTTGCCATCCAACATATCCAATGTTGTAATAATCAATCTTAGGACCTCTAATTCCAGTATCTTGGAATGGGTTTGCTTCGATTGTAGTGTTAATAATTTGTCCTGCTGAGTTCTTGTTACCAGTTGAGTAGTAACCATCAAATCCCATTAGGTTATTTACAGTTCTATAATGATATCCTTTATAGTTTCTTAAATCGAATCCGATTGAGTACTTAAAGTTACCACTATCGATTTCTAAGTTAGAGATTGCTCCAACCCAGTCATGAGAGTTCATAGATGCTCTTCTAATAAGACCAGCTCTATTTACACCATCATCTCTGAATCCATTAGATGCGATAAGTTGTCCTTCATATCCACTAATACCACCACTATAAGCATCGGTATTAGAAGTTTGGAATGCAACTACTGCATCGTAATCGATAAATCCATCTGCAGTTCTTGAACCTCTACCATTTTCTAAGTAGTGTTCAGTTAAATCTTTTCTGAAAGGTAAGATATCAGTTTCCGAGTTGTAGTAATTTCTACCTCTTGGACCTGTTCCACCACCTCTACCTGCCGAACCATATAAGGAGGTAGCAAGTTTAACGTTATCAGAAATATCCCAATCCCAGTTAAATGTTGCTAATGGTTTGTTGTAGAAGTTTCTTCTCATTGAGAATTCTTCACCTTGGTAAGTACCACCATTTGAGTTCCATCTTCTATCGATACCTTCAGTACCGAAGTTTTGGTAATCTCTAATAGATACCCATACATCTCTTTGGTGATGCCATTGTCCAGCACCTAAGAAAGAAAAGTTTACATCGTGTTTAGAACCTTCAGGTGAATATCCTAATGCAAAGAAGTAAGTGTAACCCTCACCACTTGTATTATAGATATATCCATCACCTTCCCATCTTGTTAATAGGAAAGATGAAGCCCATCCATTCTCACTTTTACCTGTGTTGTAAGTAACAGTAGATTTTAAGTAACCATCGTTACCTGCCATCTGAGTTACAGAACCACCTTCTTCTTTTTCAGCAGCTCTTGTAAAGATTGATACAGTTCCACCTACTGATGGTACTGCTAATCTTGAAGCTCCTAAACCTCTCTGAATTTGGATTCCACTTGCAACATCTGTTAAACCTTGCCAGTTAGACCAATAAACCCATCCATTTTCCATATCGTTAACTGGTTGCCCATTGATAAGGAATGATGTATTTCTTTGGTCGAATCCTCTTAAAGAGATTCTTGAATCACCATATCCACCACCTTGTTTGGTAGCGTAGACACCAGGTGTCTTGTTCATGATTTCTGGGAACTCTAAGTTACCCACCTTTAGTGCAATTTCACTTGCCCTAATCGTTGATACTGCTACTGGTGTTTCTCTCACCTTCGCAACATCAATTACTCCTGATGTAACAACTACTTCTTGAAGTGTATTCAAGCTTTGTAGAAGTTCAACAGAGATTCCATTGATTGCCTCAACTTCTGCTGTTTCATATCCAAGATACGAAATAACAAGAGTACTTCCTGCAACCGCAGATTCTAAACTAAATTTACCATCAAAATCAGTTACAACTCCGGTCAAGGTTTTGAAGTCTTTGACCCAAACAGTTGCTCCTGGTAATGGTGATTTAGTATCAGAATCTAGTACTACCCCACTAACTTGTGCGAAAGTAATAAATGATGATAACATCATCAATCCAACTAATAATAGTTTTTTCATAATTAAATTTCCATTTTTATTTAAATTAAACATAACATATTCATACTACAAATCCTCCTTAATGAAATTATAGTAAATTTTAATATTTTCGTGTATTGTATTTGTGCTTGTAAAGTTCCCCAGATTAGGGGTGTAAGTGCTATCACAACTTTCGTTGTTTGTAATGTCTTGTAGATTGTTCATATAAACCTGATTCATCTGTTAATAACTATTGTATATATCTAAAAAAGTGATTAAACTTCTTTAACTTTATGTTAACTTTTTCTTTATAATTGCCTAGTTTAGTAATGACTTTATTTCTGAGTATATCATTATAAAGCAACTATCTGTATGATACAACTCATAAAGGTAATTTCCTTATCTACAACCAAAGCATCTTTGTGTTGTGATTCTGATAAAATTAGTATAATATTGGAAGTATTAGAACCTCCATAGTCATCTACCTTTTCATATAAGAAGGTATATAGTTCTGTAAAATCTTGGATTCTAGCATCAGCAACAGCCTGTCTGATATTCTTCCATTTGTTTGGTTTTGAATCATTTGATTTAAGAATTTCAACTATTTTTGATTTGATATCTGAATCAATTACAGAGGTTGTATCGAGTTTTAATTTTCCCTTGGATGAATTTAGTTGACAGGTATTAATAATCTTTCTAATATCAGGATATGAACTATCAATGATAGGTACAAGGTCTTTTGGTTCGAATGCAATTTCTTCTTTACCTAAAATCTGTGAGATTTGTACTGCAACATCTTTTTTAGTTGGAGGAACAATCTGAAATGTTTGACATCTACTTTGAATTGGATTAATAACTTTCTCAACATAATTACAAGTTAGAATAAATCTACAATGTTTTGAGAATGTTTCCATTAAGTTTCTAAGTATTGCCTGTGCATTTGGTGTCATGTAATCAAACTCATCAAGTATGATTATTTTCATATCTTTGAAACCAACTGTTGAAGCAAACCCTTTTACTTTGTTTCTAACTGTATCTACATTATTCTCATCGGATGCGTTTATGATTATATGGTCACAACTAATTGAATTTACAATTAACTTTGCTAGAGTTGTTTTACCTGTACCTGCTTTACCAAAGAATAATAGGTGAGGTACATCCCCACTCTGAAGGTAATCACTTACCTTTTGTTTTAAATGTTCGTTACCAACATACTCTGTTAGTTTACGAGGTCTATATTTCTCTACCCATAGAGAATTATTTACTTCTTGATTTGTTGTATCTTCAAAGAATGCCATTATATTAATTGTTTTTTTATATTAGTTGATTGGTAAAAATGTACTAGTGAATTATCTGAATCTAAAATTGAATATCCCATTGCTAATCCTTCACCATTACCAATTCCTTTATAAACATTATGTTTAGTTAATGAAGTGTGTTCAAATAACGGTCTTAGTTTTTCAAATATAGTTATAAAATTTTTCATTTTTCTATTATAAGGAAGTATGAATACTCTTTCTAATATTGTTGGGATTAAATTTAAATCATAATTTGATTTAAAAATACTTAATATATTATCCCAATAAGTATCTTCAAAGTATTCACTTTGGTGATTAACTAAATCATTTGCTGATTTTATATCTCCCCAATGTCCCATATAATGAATATCAGTTATTGTATTTAAATCGATTTTCCATATTAAAGCTGGTACTTCTTTTAATCTACCAACATCAATATAAAGAATTGATTTCTTTTTTTCTTTAGTTAATTTATATGTTAATGAAATCTTATCAAAATATCTAAAAAGATTTCTTTTATATTCTCTAACATCAGCAGATGGTAATGCTATTTTTACAGCCTCAATATCATCTGTATATATTACTAAGTTATAGTTTTTAGGTATTAATTTATAATCTTCTAAAAGAATATCTATATATTTTTTACCAAACGCTATTAATAATATACTTTCATCCATGTTAGAATGTTGAGTTTTTAACCTCTTTGCAAAATTCTGATAATCTTTCTAATTTTTCAAGTAAAGATTGTTTTGAATTTTCATCAATACCTCTTTTATTAAGAGAGTTTAATTGTAATATCAAATCTTGTAAAGATTTTGAAACAACGATTAATGCATCTTCTTTTGAATTTAGAAAATTATCTGATATTCTAAATTTGTTTGCTATTTGTTGTAAGTTTGCCATAATTTTAATTTATTTTTTGTGGAACACGAAAATCGGTTCGAATTTATATTGTTTTCCTTCAAACTCTACTGCGTTTTTGATACCACTTTTGGAAGGGTCTAAACCAACCATTCTGGTCATCAACATTTTGAGTTTACCTTTATACTCACACCCTAACTCATTTAAAATATCAATCGAATCTTGTTCAAGTGGGTAGTAAGTTGATTTACCGATTTTAATATCAGCAATATTCCATAGAATATATCTATCATTTTTAAGATACTCATAAATTGTTGTTAGAGTAGGTCTTAAAAAGTTATCTCTCCAATCTTCATACTCACCATACGCTTTGAACGATTGGGTCTCATCTTGTGAATATTGTTCTCTATTAAAGTAAGGAGGTGAAGTAAATGAAATATCTAATTTACCTTTATACTTTTGAAACTTTGGATTGTTTGAGATTAGTTCTGAACCATCTTGAAATAGTTCGTATGTATTTCCTTGTTTTTCTACATCAAAGAATGATGTAAGTTTATCTGAAAAATCATCTACACAATTATCATTATAAAACTTAGCCATGTACTCATAACGAGAAATACCTTCTTCATCTAAGAAGTTATCAGGATTAGGGTCTGTACCAACATAGTGAATTTTCTTACGAGAACTCATTGCTCCTAATATTCTACCACCCCATCCACTTGATGAATCATAAATATGTAATGGGTCATCTGTATCAATGTGTTTGGTATAGTTTTCGTAAATCCACTTTGCAGTTAATGCTGGAAAGTTTACAGCTGGTTGTCCACAAGATAATCTAAATACTTGTAATATCTTTGGGAAGATACCATCTGTTTTATCATACCAACGAATTAAATATTTGTATTCAGTAACAGTTCCTGCTTCTGAAGTGGATGATTCAACAATATCTCCTAGATTAGAAATTTGTGTACTATTTAAATAACCATCGTTATTTAATTGATTAACTTCATCTGCTGTCATGTATAGATTACCGAAACCTACATATTCTTCATTAAAAGTTCCATAGTTACTTAAGGTAGATGCTTTTACTTTTGCAAGAACAATACCTAAATCAGAATACTTACCAGTAAATACTTTTCCATCATACACATCTTTTACAAACTGTACACCATCTTGACCATTCCAAAAAGGATTCTCATCAATTTTATCAACAATTGAACGAGACCAAGAGTACATTGAATCTCTCTTAACAGAACGTTTCATAATCCTAACAAACTTATCTTCCATTGTTGGGTCTGAGAAGTGGTCATAAATAGATAAACCATTATCTGCAGATTTACCAATAGAAATCTTAGTTTTTAACATCGTAGGAAAAAACTGATTTACAACTGATGCATCTTTGTTAAAGTTTTTGATAATACCTAGTGATTCACCATCACCACTTGTATCTTTTACCCAATATTCTGCTGGGTTTGATTTAAGTTTCTTAAACTTTTTGATGATACCATCTTTATCTGCACCAATAACAGGTGGAGTTCCTCTTTCATCCCATTGTTCAGTAACTTCTTTACGAAGAAGTTTAGCCCAAGATACAAACTCATCATCGGTCATTTGTAACAACTGATGATAAGTAGTATTGGATTTAAACTCGGAAAATTTACTTCGTTCGTAAAAGTGATTCATTAAGATTGAATTTCTACAAGGTAATAATTTGATTCGTAATTATCTACTTCAAATGAAATGTGTGCTAAACCTGAAGATGAAATCTTTAAGGTAGCATCTGTTGCTTCTTTGTTTGCAACTAATATCTCTTTTAAATATGTTGCTGAGAAAGAAATTGGTTCTACTTTATCTTTTGAACAAGTACAATCAACATCAATGTTAATTCTATTTGTATTGATATTAGAATATCCTAAGATAATTTGACCAGGTCCTTTTCCATCTTTACAAGTAAATGTAAAGTTGTTTTCATCTGCCAGTGCATTCTTTGCTTTAATAAATTTGTTTATAAAGTTTGAATCTAATTTGATTTCAGTATCAAACTCTGGTAATTGTTTTAAATCAGGTACATTAGGGATAACAGATAAATCTGCTAACATATAATTTACATTTGTTGAACCATCTTTGAATTTTAAAGATACCGGTTTCCCATCAATATCATTGATTGAGAAGTCAACATCATTTCCTAATACTGATAACATTTTTGTAAGTTTTGAAGTATCATATACACCAAACGATGCATCGGATGAATCAAACTCTTTCATAGTAACATTACCCAATACTGATTTATCATCTGAAATGAATGATGTTGTAAGAGAACCTTCCTTAGATTCCCATTTTACAG